TGATGGGAACACGATCGAGAATGCGGTGGCCGTGCGCAAGGCCAGATCGGACAATAGCCCGCCCGCCGCATATTTATGTGTAGCCGCGTTGGGATCGTAGACCAGATCAACCTTGACCTCGCCCGAACGAAGGATAGTTCCTACAACCTCTTCCCAGCCTGCGGTTGAGTCGTGTGTGGTTACGTCTTCCGTGTCCAGGGATAGGCCTGGACCGGAGATGTTTATAACCTGTGCGATGGTTGTCGCGCCCCGCTTTAGCAGGGTTCCAAATGCTGAATATTTTGCCATTGTCAAAACTCCTTATACTAAAGTGGGCTGCCCGGTGATCTTGATAGTCGCCGAGGCAGTAAGTGCGCCGTCAAACGCCGCGGATGATTCAAAACCAGTCCCGCGCCCCTGGAAGCTCCAGGTATACGGGCCGGGAAAGATGAGCTGGTAATAGGCGTAAATCTTGTTCTCGATATCGTCTATCAAGCCGTTGGCGGATGCCGAGTGCGTAGCTGCATTGGGGTCATAAACCAGGTCAACTTTTATTTCTCCCGAGCGCAGCACGGTGGCTACAACTTCCTCGAAGGCGGTTGCCTGATCATGGGTCGTCACGTCCTCGGTGTCCAGCGCCAATCCTGGCCCGCCAATATTGACTACTTGGGCGATCGTGGTGGGCACAACGCCGGCAACCGCATGATCGGATGTGGCATCTGGGGTTAGGCCGGCACAAGTGGTATTGGTGTAAGCGATATTCATTGTGCCGTCATTGGCTATTGCCACAATTGCCCCGACATACAGGATTGACCCGGAACACCAGGCGACGCATTTTGCGTTGAAGTTTGCAATCAAGTTCATTGCCGCAACCATCTTGGTTGCAACGGTGTCGGTAGTATCGCCGTTCAGCACTGCCACAACGATAGCCAGCGGCGAGCCAGTCATACCCGCTTTCGTCACGGTGACTGTAGCATTACCGCTGCCGGTGATCGCTCCTACAATAGGCGTGCTTTCTACCTGGCACACGCCCCGCTTTAAGATCGTTCCAAATGCAGATGATTTTGTCATAATTGGTTACTCCAAATGCCACACGATATAGTCGCTCGATATCCGCTCTAAACCCGCGTCCAGATCCGGGTTGTATCTTTCGTCGTTCACAAGAGCTGCCTGAATAACTACACTGTCCGCGCCGATCGTTACCGTGCCCGTATGCCCATTCAAAGCTGCGCGCACCTGGTCATTGATCGCCTTAGCCGTCGCATAAGTACCCGCCCATGCGTCGAACTGGAAGCGCGGGTGAGCCGTGCCGGTAAGCCCCGAGGTATCATGAGACAATAACCGGGGGGTAGAAATACGTTGATAAGTTAATAAGGGAAGAGTAGCTTTCTGCGGGATGCGGTTGAGATAAACCCGCGCCCCAATAAGTGCGACTAACCCGCCATAAGTTGACAGGTAACTTCCGAGACCTTCTTCGATGGTCAAAGTAGCCATTTACTCTTTACTCTCTACTCTTCACTATTTGTTGCTGGTACTTAACTGCTCGGCTTACTTTGCTGCGTCTTCAATTGAGTTCTTTAGTTGATAACCTATCGCATCCATTACCTCTTGTTCGTGTTCGTCGATCGCCGGTCTCAGATATGGGCGAGGCGGCAAGTGGACGAGCTTTGTAAATACTTCTACGCCATCAATAAAAAAATGCAAGAATTTCTTATGTACCGGCTTGATGATCCCGCCAAGTTCCTGGATGCGCCCGTAGATAACTGTTGGGCCAACATCCGCCTCGGCGCTGGTTACATCCGACTTTACCAATACGGTCTGTATTGACCCGCCCAGCCCTGCGCCGCCGGTCGACTTGGCGCTGAATACCTGATTGGCGTTGATCTTGGCATAAGCCTCGACTACCTGCCCGCCCGCCATGACCGCTTTCTCAAGGGTAGCACCCGAAGCCGCCGCTATGACCGCCTTGAAGTTATCTTCCAGCTTGATCGTCTTGACGGTGAATGAGCTCATGTTTCTACCCGTTTCAGCATCAGCCGGATACCGGAAGGCCCGCGCTGGATGGGGCCGACTATCTCAAATACGAGCGCGGTGCCGAGTGTCTCGCCAAACCGCTTGGTTATCTTTACCCGGTCGCGCGGGTCAGGCGTTGCGGTGATAGGCAACCTTACCGTTGCGTCGTACTCCAGGATCGTATTGCCAGGGTTATGCCGCTCCGAGCCCGGGCGCATATCCAGCCCGCAGATCGCCGCCGTGCCGTCCGTGTAAGTCGGGGCCATCTCGCGGAACTGGCTTAGAGCCTCGGAGTAAACCTGCGGCACATAGGTATCCGGCATGTGCCCAGTCTGCGCCAGGCGCATCCATACCAGGTCAGTAGGGCCAAACATCGTTAGGCTCCTCGTATGGTTCGGGGTTATTCTCTATCCAGGGCGTGCCGGTATCCTGGTTACTGACAACTTCTTTGGGCCATTTGAATGAGCGGGCAGTCTTGGCAGAGCGGCGGGCGCGGTAATGGCGGGCATTCTTCATGTACTGCTCATATTGGTTGCTCATAGAGTAGTTACCGCCATCCGCCGAGAAGTTGACCCGATCCGAGACCGCAGCGGCTTTCTCTTCCCAGATATCCGCAGCGGCGGCGTTGAGATCGTAAGACGGTATCCAGTCTGGGTTAGGAACTTGAGCGGGCGGGACCGTGCTATCAAACGTATAAGGCTGCTGCCCGCGCTCATCAAGCAAAGGATACTTCTCGATCATGGTCGTCAGGAGTGCATCGGTATAGATCGCAGTCAAGGGTTCGGCAACCATGCGCCGTATCTGTAAGAGTTGAGCCGCGGTGACGAGCGTTGTCATAAGTTATCTCCGGTCGGGCTGGGGGAGGGCCAGCCCGACCTTCAACAAGGAGAGAGGTGGCTTACGCCGTCTGAAGGCGGATGTAGCGGAGATAAAGATCCATTACCAGCCCGGTTGAGGCTGCGGCAGCGGATGTGACGGTCAAGAAGCTGGCAGCGGGCCATAAGATACCACCTGGCGTTGTGGCTGCGATTTCGGTTGCCACTTTGGTGATAACACCCCACACTGTATCAGCACCGACATTGACCGGGACCGCACTTACCAGGTTGGAGTTATCTGCTCCAGTTGCACCGATGCCGATGTCGTAGGTTGAGGCTGCGACGGACGCGGTAATCACATGAAAGAACCCGTCAAAGATTTGTACTTCTACGCCTTCCGGGTTGGCAATCTGCCCAACCAGGCCAGCCGCAGTAGCATTACCCAGGATACGAACACGCATCCATCCCGATTGATCTACAAGAGTAGCGAGTGCTACGGTCATTTTGTTGCTCCTTTAGCGGGTTTATCCGCCTTTGGTTTACTTAGTTTAGAAGGTTCGGCCTTTTGTGGCACGTCCGGGTTATAGATAAATCCCGCGCCCCACAGAAAGAGAACTTCATCAGCCTCGAAGGTATAAGGCGGGATTAGATCGCCCGCCTTTACGGTTACACCTGAGCGGGTGAAATCCCTTTTGGCTTTCCAGGTAACATGTACATTGTCAGCCATAACTTACTCCTTTATCCGCTGGTTTTCAGGATTGCAGCAGAGGTATTTATGCCGGAGATGGAGGTAGGATATTCACCATTGGTGAAGAGGCCGTTGTTGGCACCGTCCCATTTGGTAGCGCCGTACTTCCAGCAATCCAAAGCATAGATATTACTTGAAATGGGCAGAGCGGCGGTAATACCGAATACGTTGGCTTCAACGCCGGCGCCCTCGTTGATAAAGACGCAGCGCTTAAACATGTTCAAGCGCCCGACACCCGCGGCGGCCGCGGCTAATACATGAACATAGGTCGTGCCATTGGTTTCGATGTTGAAGATGCAGTCCTCGAAAAGGTTGTGCATAGCGCCAGTCACGAACTCAACGCCTGCCGCTCCATCGGGTACAACGATGGTATCGTTGCCGATCACGCAATGCTTGAAGGTATTGCCACCGTTGGCGCCGCTGATAAGCAGGGAGCGCGCCCCAGTGATGGCATTCGCACCGACTGCTCCGGCAAATTGGCAGTTCTCAAAGTAGTTACGCCCGCCTGTCAGGGATACATTGACTAGGCCCGCGGCGTTGGATGTTTCGTGCCAGAAAGAGATATTCTTGACTACGCATCCAGAGCCAGACCAAAGGACAAAAGGCGTAGTAGCCAGGGCGGCCGGGCATTTGATCCTGGTGCGCGGCTCCATCAGACCATCAGCCGAAAGACCGATAAGATGGGCATAACTGGCATTCCAGGCGAGCTGCGCGGCAGTGGCATAAGATGTTCCATTACCCACAAGTAGGATAATGTCATTATGCAGGCTAACTACCTTGGCAAAGGCTGCGTCGATGCTGAGTAGGGGTTGATCCCATTTCGTGCCCTGGTTTGAGTTGTTGCCGTAAAGACTATCTACGACATAGATTTTGGAATAGCGTGAGCGTGGAACACCAGCAATAGCATATTCGACGCTGGGTGGAAAGAGTGACATTGGAGACCTCCTATGATTGGTTGTGTCTCTATAAAATTATGGTTACGGGGTCAAAACCGCGAACGGGAAGCGGGTAGCCGCGACCTGGTTCATGCGGTTGATCGGGTTGGGCAGTGCAAAACCCAAGCGGATAACGCACCGCAGAGCAACCATATCCTGTTGGAACAGGTTGTAGACGATGGCCCCGGTCGCATCCTGGATCACGCCTTGATCCGCGACGGTATAGCTGATATCCTGGCGCATGGAGTAAACCAATTGCCGCCAATCTCCAGCGACATTCAAGCTGGTTGCAGCGACAATCGAGCCGTCATCGGGGAAGAAGATAGGCGATCCATCCAGTTCATAGCGGGTAGCATCGGCCATACCGGTCCGGAAGATGGGCTGTCCCGTCAGATCACGGGTATTGCGCAAAACACCTTTCAGGCCAACGGCCGCCAGGTTTCCAGTAACCGGGAAGCCGTCCGCTTCAACGAGCATATATTGCCCGAGAACGCCCGCGCCGGTGAGACCAAGAATAGCCTCATAAGCATCCAGGTAAGCGGCAAGTGAGATCGTTTGGCCGGCAGCCGTCGCTCCGGCGACAATGCCGGCTGCACCCAGGTCTACTATCCAGTTTGCAGGGATGTTCGTCCCATATAGAACCGCCTGGGTAATGGCAATGCCAATCGCCTCTTCGATGGATGGGCGAACCTCGCCCCAGGCGTCATAGCCGTTGGCCTGCATGTCATCCAACACGCTTTGAGGAATTGGCGCGATCGCCGCAAGTTCCTCGGCATGCACGTTGACGCCAGTCCAGTTGATTTCAGTGGTCTGCTTGAGGCCGGTCGCGCCGTTGACGAAATAGGCGGTGGCCAGTGCTGACTGAACAGGCATTGACATAGCGCCGGACGCCATATTGCGCAAGCGGCGCGCCATCCTCAACAGCGGATTTTGAGTTGCCAGGCTCTTGATGATCTCTCGTGAAACATCGGTAGGAATAAGGGCGGCAGCATCCGCGGCGGAAATTACGTTATTGAAAGGCATGGTAAAACTCCTTTAGCGGCGTCCTGCCGCCTTGAGAATATAATCATTCATGGTATTGTTAGCGGGCGGGTCTTGACCGGTACCGGCCCCGCCGTTAGCCTTGCTTTGTTGCTTCTTTGCTCCGAACAGCTCCGGCGCTGCGGCTTTGATCGCGGTCCAGTCTGGATTGCCTCGCCGGTCGAACAGGTTGTCAGCCTGAGCAATCAACCAGGCCGTTTTAGGATTGGTGCAGCCGATCTCCGGCTTTACCGCTTCCTCTGCAAACACGGCCCGCTTGTCGGCGACTTCCAGTTTTGCCAGCGCCTCGGTCAGGCTCTTCTCGAGCTCAGATCCTTTGGTAGCTTTTGGTAATAACTCTTTCAGTTCTTTCGAGAGAGTGTCTCGCTCTTCCCGAGTTGCCTTGATGGTGTTTTGCAGTCCGGTAGTATGTTCCTTATAGGCCGTCTTGACTTTTTCGTCTTGCTTTTCCAGCCATTCGTCAAACTTGATCGGCTGGTCTGCGGCCTGTTGGTTGGCGGTCGTGGTGGTGGTTGTGGTGGTATCCGCCTGGGTGTTCGTTTGTTCGGGCATTTAAATCTCCTTCCGGTATCTCGCCGGAATAATTAGCATCTCGCTAAATAACTTAGCGCCCTTACTCCTATTGCAGAATCGATGTGATACTGCAACATTTTCTAAAATATGTTTCCCGCCTCTTACAAGTGGAATAATATGATCTAGTTCCCATAACTCTGGTTCCACTGATAATCCGCATATATGACATATGCCGCGGTCTCTTTCAAAAACAGATTGGCGATCAAAGTTCTCGTAAGGAACTCCAAACTTTCTTGCCCGTCTCGCCATGTCATATTGTTGACGCTTAACTCTGTTTGCTTTGCGATATTCCCTTTGCGTGTCTCGGTGCTCGTTACGCCATATTGCACAAGCCTCTGCATGCTCTTTATGATGGCTTTTCCGATACAACTTATCGGTATAGATACTTCTCTCTTTATTTTCGGACTCCCATCTTCGGTAGTTCTCTGCATCTCTTTCTTTGTTATTCTCATGCCAGACACGAATTCGCTTTGCGTTACACGATTTGCAATAACTTGAATAATATTTACCCTGCTTATGAAACTCTGTCTTGGCGAGAACTTCTTTACATAATTTGCAAGTTTTTGTTTCTGTATCCATTTCATGCTCTCCGGTAAAAAAAAGCGGCACACTTTGCGCCCCGCTATTACGGTGAGGCAGAAAGTGCGCCGCTGGTTTCCCGGTAGCATTTATTTGATTGTAATACTATTATACACTAATAATGCTGCGATGCAACTACTGCTTACAGTGTTTCGGAATAACGCTATGCTCCATTTCTAAATAATCTTCAAGAGCAGATAGGCAAATCAATAGCGCCTGCCGGAAGGCGAGTAAAAGAACCCGCGTTCTATTGTCCACAGTGGGCAGTTCTGATATAGTCTCTGTGGGAGTTTGAAATAATTGCATTCAGACCGCCTCTATATCCGTTGTACCTACTGCAAAAAGATCGTCTTGCTCTGCAGGACCAATACCAATACGCGCCAATTTAGCGATTGGTTGAAGGTTGAGCAATTCCTGAAAGAGCATCTTAAATGCAATCCTTGGTATAAGGGCGAGAACCTTCTGGGCTGCGCCGGTTTTGAGATATTCGCCTGGTCGGATTGCACTTAT